AAATATAAGATGAAAAAAAAGCAGCCGAAGCTGCTTTCATCGTTTGATGATGGTTTAAATTAGTTATTTCAACTTAGACTTTCCAGCAAGAGTTACCAATGGCCCAACAATTGGCTGGCCTAAAATTTCTGAGGCTTCCTCATTAAGTGGTAATCCTAGCATCAAACCTTCTTCATTAACCCAATACTGAACACCAGGGGTGCCAGTTGTGAACCCATGCTTATCCTTAGCATAAACCTCTTGAATGTAGCCACCAACAAGTTCCTGGACTTTTTCCAGGGACATTTTTTCGTCTATAAATCTATATACTGGTTGTGTCATTATCCTTCCTTTTCATTCCAATATTTCACCGCTGCCTTTAGCTTTTCAAGCTTTATCTGTGCATCCTCAACATCTTTTTCTGCTTTTTCAAGAATTTGATGTATTCTTTTTTGAATACAACGAAGCCCAAAACTCTTAAAATTAAAATCTGGCCCTTCCCCAGTTAAAGGATTAGCAAAAAGGTTTTTAATCTCATGGTATGCTTCATCAGGTTCGACACATTCTTCACATACAGTGCAAAAGTAGCCCTCATCCATAACCATATCATTATCGCTATTAGGTACTTCTTGCTGGTAGTGTTCCAAGTGATCCTGGCAATTGTGTTCTTGTATCATTGTTTCCCTTTCTATGCTGCGTATGACCATTTAATCTTAGCATTACTAGCCATTTCTCTAGCAGCAACAGATTGTATGTTATGAATTATCCAGTAGGCATCTGTTTCAATCCAGTTATCAACCTCACAAGATTGATAGCTTAAACACTGGCACATATTCCAAATATCAGCAGCACTAAGCATTGATGGCTTCTGATTTGATGCTTTATGTGAACACTCAAATTTAAATCTATTAGTTTCTTCTTTCAATGAGTATTTTGAGGTAGCATCACCTAATAAAAATTCGGTATCTTTCTCTCCATACCTAGCAATCAAACTATCAATGTTTGCTTGTGCCAAGGTTGCAGCCATATGATAAGCCGAAAGATCTAATTCTTCCTTTGTATGGATATTATACCTATTCATATGTTTACCAGGCTGTTTTGCCCAATAAATAATTTGAGCAATATGCTCGCTACTAACTAAATATGCACTCATTTATTTATCCTTTCTGTTTTGCCTTACATCTTGTATATAATCACTGTGACAAGAAATGTCAAGGATAATGCGTAAAATATCAATATAATCTTGACACAATGAACTGAATAACTAAATCTAGTGGTTATAATAGGACTGATTTGCCTGTTTTGCCACACAAAATCAAGCCTATTATACTGCTATCAACAACTAGGCTGTTAAATTCGCCGTTTAGCAGCCTATTTTTTAGGATATTATGTCAAAGCTAGTTAATCATGATATGTTGGAATTTATCTATGAAAGGCTTATGGATGGTGAGAGTTTAACGTCTATTTGCAAGGCTGAAGGAATGCCTCATAGACAAACAGTAATGAAACATATCCAGGAAGATGAAGAGATCTTTAAGAGATATTCAGCTGCAAGAGCTATTCAAGGCGAGATTATTGCTGATAAGATGAAGGATATATTGGATGGTGAAGCTCCAAAGACTATGACAGAGGCTACATGGAGAAGAATACAGCTCGATAACCTTGATAAGATTAGAAGACAATTGCAACCGTTAGGTGGAATAAGGAATAAACCAGCTGATGTTGCAACAGGATTAACAACAACGATTACTTGCTCATGGCTAACACAGGATGATGGTTGATGTAGGTTCTTATTCTCTGCCTGTTCACCTGGTCACGTATAAGAATTCTTAAGTTTTTGCAGTTCATGTTACAGTTTTGTTACTTTGTAGCTGTCAGATCCTTATTTTATTGGGAATTGTGGTAAAATGTCGTTGGTTCTACACCAATGACGGCTGTTTTTAGCTATCCATGCCAACCCCACCCTCCCAAAATCTGCGCGAAAGTTTTTTATATAATACCCTGTCAATAGTATCTAACCAACATTGTGAGAATGTCATGCCAAAAAAAGGCACTAGAAAGCCCAAAGGTTACGGCAAAGGAAAATAATGAAGATTGAGATACCTTATTGTCCTAGACCTTTACAAAGTAAGCTGCATAAACAGCTGAGTAAGCATAGATGGTCAGTAGTATTGTGTCACAGGCGATTTGGTAAGACTGTGATGGCTATAAACCATTTATTGAGGGAAGCTATCCTTTGTCAGAAAGATGCTCCCAGGATGGCTTATATTGCGCCTACGTACCGAATGGCTAAACAAGTGGCCTGGGATTATGTCAAGACCTATACGAGAGTTATTCCTGGTGTGAAATACCATGAAACGGAATTGAGGTGTGATTTACCGAATGGGGCGAGGATTTTATTATTAGGATCGGAAAATCCAGATAGTTTACGTGGTATTTATTTAGATTTGTGTGTGATTGATGAAACGGCACAAGTGAGTAGTACGTTATTTGCTGAAGTGGTACGACCAGCTTTATCAGATCGTAAAGGGGGCTGTATTTTTTTGGGTACGCCACAAGGGATGCAGAATACTTTTTATGAGGTCTGGGAGCAAGCTGAAGGTCAGAAGGATTGGTATAGAGCCGTATTTAAGGCCAGTGAAACAAAGATCCTTGATGAAGAAGAATTGACAAGTGCGAAACACGCGATGTCAGAGGATCAGTATAATCAGGAGTATGAGTGTTCCTGGTCAGCAGCTATTCCTGGTGCGATTTTTGCCAAAGAATTGGAAAAGATTGAAAACCAGATTACGAATGTACCTTATGATCCAACGCATAAAGTTGAAACTTTCTGGGATTTGGGTGTGAATGATAGTACGAGCATATGGTTTATTCAGAAGGTAGGCCGTGCGGTTCATGTCATTGATTATTATGAGGCAAGGAATGAAGGGTTGCCCCATTATCAGAGGGTGCTGGAAAGTAAGGATTATGCGTATGGGGATCATTATGCGCCCCATGATATTGAGGTTAGAGAATTAGGAACAGGAAAAAGCCGAAGGGAAATAGCGTATGATTTGGGTATTAGTTTTAGAGTTGTTCCCAAGCTCCCCCTTGAAGATGGGATACACGCAGCGAAGCTACTTATTCCACGTTGCTGGTTTGATAAAGAGAATACGAAAGTGGGTCTGGAGAGTTTAAGGCATTATCATCGCGCCTGGAATGATCGAATGAGGACGTTTAAGAATTCTCCTGTGCATGATTTTTCAAGCCATGCAGCGGATGCTTTTCGTTATTTAGCGGTGGGTATTCGTGAGGGATCTGGAAATTTCAGACCTAATCAGATGGTAGCTGAAATGGATTACAGTGTTTTTGGTGCGATGGCATGAGGGATGAATACGGATTACACGCAGATCATTTAGGGCGTATTCTTGATTTGGTGCATTGTTCAGATCGTTTTTACGATAAAAGTGTTTGGGAAATTAAGAATTCCATTGTGGAGGCGGTAAAGAATGGGAGATATTTTTTACACTGGAAGGATTTTCAAAACAGCCGTGAATGTGTTGGTTTTTGTACTTGGGGATTTTTTACCCGACAGGAAGTAGACGAAATGTTTTGGCATGGTGGTGAGGTGTACGCCAGGGAAAAGGGAGAAGTTTTGTATTTTTCTAATTTTCTTTGTTTATATGGCCCATCCGAAGTGCTGAAATTTATCAGAAAACTACAGCAAGTTATGGCGATTAACTACCCCGAATATACCCAAGCCGAGGGATGGCGTGATTATGGGCGTGGTGAAAAGCGCAAAGCAGTGATGTATATCTAAGGAGACAGGTGATGGACACAGGCGGTAATACCAGAAGAGGAAGAACTGGCGAAACACGTAGAACCCCAAGATTAAAGGATTTTATTACTAACCCCCAGACAGTAGCGAATGAATTAGGCGCGCAAGAGGAACGTGATATAATTTCGAGTGGGGGGATTACACGGAATTTAAGAGAAGATGAAAAAAGATTTGCCAAAAAATCTGGGAGTGCTTTTTTTACTGGTCAAGATGTTGGGGATGATTATTTCACGAAGCCCTGGGAAGATACACGTACAGATGCACAAAAAGATAAGGATGATCGTGCTGATGCAAGAGCTACAAAAGAAAGAGAAAAAGCTGCATCTGCTGTAGAAACTGTAGAAGGAGAGGAAGAAACAACAACCCCAGCGACACCAGTGGAAACGGCTCAACAAACGGTGCAAGATTTAGCGGATACGACTGTTTCTGCGGAAGCTGCTGGCAGAACAAGATCGGTTGCTGAAACCGAAGCAGCCAGTGATAAGGCTAGGGGGTACAAATCTAATACTAGTGCGACTTCTCCGAGTGGCATATCCAGTGAGGATAAAGAAGATTTAAGGCCAAAAAGATCCGCTATGCGAAAGGGTTTGCTGACAGATGAAGATGATCCCAAGAAGAAAAAGACGTTGATTGCCTAATGGTCGGCAAGAAACCGAAAAATTTAGCTGGTATAATGGGGGCTAAGAGCAACCAGGTCATTAAAGGTATGCGTTTTTCAAAGAATGTCAATCCAATGGAACGGCTTATGCAGAAAGCAGCTGGGAAAAACCAGCGTCAATTTTCCTTCATTAAAAAGAAAAAGAAAACTTTGTTAGGATAATCAATGGCAATTGATACTATGGTCGCAGAAATTGACCGAAAATATGAAAAGTTATTAAATCAAAAGTCAACCTGGGATGGTCATTTTCAGGAATTAGGTGATTATTTGCTTCCCAGAAAGGCTGATATTACCAAAAGACGGATGCAAGGTTCAAAAAGAACCGAAAGAATTTTCGATAGTACAGGAATTCATGCGGTTGAATTGCTAGCAGCGCATTTGCAATCTATGCTGACCAATGTTTCGATGTCCTGGTTTACAATGGGGTATCGCAATAGGGAACTGGCGGTTGATGATGAGGCGAATGAATGGCTAGAAGAATGTACGAGATTACTAGATACAGCGATAGACAGATCAAATTTCTCCCTAGAAATCCATGAATTGTACTTTGATCTGGTGGTTTTTGGCACTGGATGTCTATTTATTGAGTATAATGAGGACGGCTTGCATTATTCAGCGAGGCATATAGGTGAAATCTGTGTTTCTTCTAATGATAAAAGCCAAATCGACACTGTTTATCGCTGTTTTAAACTGACGGCCCGACAAATTGCGATGAAATTCCCTGACGCTGTTTTACCCGACAGGGTACAGAAGGATTTAGAAAAAGAGCCGTATAATGAACACGAGGTTGTTCATGCGGTGTATCCGATGGTTGACATGAAAAAGTCGCTTTTTAACAAGCCGATTATGTCTTGTTATTATCATAAGGAAAGTAAAGCTTTATTAGGTCGTGGTGGGTATGATGAATTCCCATTCTGCGTACCGAGATTTAATTTAGACAGCACAAGTGGCATGGGATTTGGCAGATCGCCAGGAATGACGTGTTTATCAGATGTTAAAATGGTGAATAAAATGTCTGAGGTTTCTATTAAATCGGCACAAAAACAGCTTGATCCCCCCTTAATGTGTCCAGATGATGGGTTTTTTAGTCCAATAAGAGTGACACCAGGCGCAATTAATTTTTATAGAAGTGGAACAAGGGATCGTTTGGAGCCGTTACAAGCTGGAACCAATAACCCTATTGCTTTGAATATGGAAGATCAAAGACGGCAAGCGATAAGAAATGCGTTTTATATCGACCAATTACAGCTTCAGCAAAGTCCACAAATGACAGCGACAGAAATTTTAGCCAGGCAAGAACAACAGATGAGGTCTTTGGGAAGTGTGATGGGTCGTTTGCAGCATGAATTGTTGCAACCCTTAATTCAAAGATCGTTTAAATTAATGCTTCGAAATGGGGAATTACCCCCACCACCAGAAAAATTACAAGGTCAAAATATTGATATTGAGTATGTTTCTCCTCTAGCCAAAGCGCAAAAAAGCATGGATTTGCAGACCACCATGAGAGGGATGGAAATCGTTGGGGGTCTAAGCGAGGCTTTCCCAGAACTAAAGGACTACATTGATGAGGGGGGTTTGGCGAAATACATTGTGGAATATGCTGGATTACCAGCCAAAGTTGTCCGTTCTGATGATGAAGTGGCTGCTATTAA